ATTTATCTTTACTTGTAATTTCAAGAATCGTATGATCGGTCCTTTACGTTCAAGACTATCTGAAGTTGACTTCTCAATAGATACTGCTGAAAAGCCACAGATGGCAATGCAGTTCTTTAAACGCGTTGTTGCTATTCTCGATAACGAAGGTGTTGAATACTCCAAACCAGTTGTTGGTAAAGTAATTGAGAAACACTTTCCTGATTTCCGTAGAGTATTAACTGAATTACAATCGTATGCTGCTTCTGGTAAAATTGACGAAGGTATCTTTGTTAATCTCAAAGAAGAATCTATTGATGAAGTATTCAAATTATGTAAAGACAAAAAGTTTACTGATATGCGTAAATGGGTTGCTAAAAATTCTGACCAAGATATGAATGAAATGTTTCGTCGTCTATACGATGCAATGAACGGCAAAGTAGAACTCAGAAGTCAAGCTGGCTTTATTGTTACTCTTGCTGATTATATGTATAAGTCTTCCTTAGTTGCTGACCAAGAAATTAATATGGTTGCCTTTCTAACTGAAATTATGATTGAATCAGAGTTCGTCTAATGGCGATCAAATGTTTTTCTTGTGGTGTAAAGACAACTAAAAAGACAGCGTGGACAGTTGAAATGATTACTGCCGAAGGTAAACACAAAATTACTTTGTGCGAACCATGTGGTATTGACTTCGATAAATTAGCAGACGAACTTAAAGAGGTACTTGATGAAAGACCTGAACCCATTTGATTTTATGAACGCAGCTTCTTTTACTAAGGAAGATCTGATTCGTAATAGCGATCAACCAGAACATACAGTAAAACAATATAATGCATATGTTATTAATCGTGGCTTTGTAAACTTCGATGATTGTATTTTACATGCTAACGAAATGAACATGCGTCACGGTCTTTTCCATGAAGCGCAGTTCGATTATTATAAAGCTGTACTAAGAAAACGCAAAAGATTTTCTAAATGGCCGAAAGCCGATAAAGATAAAGACCTTGATGCAATCCAACATGTTTATGATTGTAATAGAACAGTAGCCAAGCAATATTTTAAATGTCTATCCAAAGATCAAATTAAAACTGTCCACGAGAAAATGAATATTGGTGGTTGAAGTTATGATATTAATAAATAACTTTATATGATGTACTATGTGACATTGCGACTACTAATAATATTAATAAAGGTGAATATGTATAATGGACAGTTTAGATATTTTCAAAGGAGTTGGAGCGGAGGTTGAGTTACCCACGCAAGACAGCTTCCTAAAGGTGAAAGAGACTTTAACACGTATCGGCATTTCAAGCCGCAAAGAAAAGAAATTATATCAATCATGTCATATCCTTCATAAGAAGGGTAGATACGCGATTCTGCATTTTAAAGAATTGTTTATCCTTGATGGAAAGCACAACACGTTAACAGAAGAAGATATAGCACGTCGTAATACGATTGTGAACTTATTGGAAGAATGGGAACTTGTTAAAACTGTAGATCCAACAAAGACCGCAGATCCAGTTGCTTCTCTTAATCAAATCAAAATCATTTCGTTTAAAGAAAAAGGCGAATGGGAATTGTCGGTTAAATATAATATCGGTAAGAAATAACTATTGACATTAATTGAAATCTATTGTATAATAATATAATAGAAAAGGAAATATATAATGAATGTATATAAATGCAGACCCAACGCAGAACTCCCCACTTATGGAACCACAGGCTCAGCTTGCTTTGATGTAAAGGCATGTTTAACGACAGGTGAAAGAATTAGTGGCTATGATGCATGGAACAAAAAAGTTCCACTCGCAGTTAAGAACGGTAAAATAACAATTCAACCAATGCAAAGAGTACTTATTCCAACAGGTCTAATCTTTGATATACCAGATGGTCATTGTATGGAAATGTTTATTCGTTCGAGTGTAGCAACAAAGAAAGGCTTAACATTAGTTAACAGTGTTGGAATCATTGATAGCGATTATGTTGAAGAGTCTCATATTATCGTACACAATGTATCAGACAGTCTATGTACTGTAGAACACGGTGAACGATTAGCCCAGTGTAGATTAACAGAAGTAATCACATCTGAGTTTAACGAAATTACGACAAGACCAGTACAAAAAACTGACCGTGATGGCGGCATAGGTAGTACTGGAGTATAAATAGATTGTAGGATGCCGTAAGGGTCTTACAACTAACCGATGGGTATTACCATCAGATAACAATTAATCTTGCTTAATAGGAGAATAACATGACTGGATTAAACATAAACCACCTGACACCCTCATTCGTCGGCTTCGAAACTCTTTTCGAACGACTAGGGGAGTTTCCACCACCTCAACAGAATCAAGGCTTTCCGCCTTATAATATTCGTAAGATAGACGAAGAGCATTTCACTATTGAACTTGCCCTCGCTGGTCTATGCGAAGAAGATGTTGAAATCGAAGTAAAAGAAGGCGTACTAGTGATTCGTTCTATATGGGATGAAAAGAAAGACGCTGACGAAGAACATCAACTATTACATAGAGGGATTTCCTTTAAGAAATTTACTCGCAGCTTTACTTTAGCTGACGACCTCAATGTTGATGGAGCTAACTTCATAAATGGTCTTTTAACAATAGGTTTGGAAAGAATCATACCTGAGCACAAAAAGGCTAAAAAGATTAAGATTGGCAAAAAGGAATTTCTTAAAGGTTAATCTTTGTTTAATGAGAGTGGTCGCAAGGCCACTCAACTATTGATAGGAAAGTAAATTATGAGACAAGTACCAAACGTAACATTTAAACTTCGAACGCGTAATGAAGAATCAGGCGAGTTCGATTGGTCGCACCCAACTACAGACGATTACTTTAAAAATAAAAGAGTCGTTGTATTTTCACTACCCGGTGCATTTACCCCAACATGTTCAAACAACCAAGTACCAGGGTTTGATGTATTATATGATCAAATCGTAGCAGAAGGAGTTGACGAAGTATACTGTGTTTCGTGTAACGATGCTTTTGTAATGAATGCTTGGGCAGAAGATCTAAGAATCAAGAATGTTAAACTAATTCCTGATGGCAGTTGTGAATTCACTAACGGTATGGGAATGTTAGTAGCTAAGGATAATCTTGGATTTGGACAAAGATCTTGGAGATATGCTATGGTCGTAGACGATGGTATTGTTGAAAAGATGTTCGTTGAGCCAGGACAAGAAGATGATTGTGGTACAGATCCTTATGGAGAATCTGCACCTGAGAAAGTTCTTGAATATCTAAAAAGTTAATTAGAAAACAAAGGGATCCTTCGGGGTCCTTTTTTAACTACCTTGTACGCTAAGGTTACCTGAAGCACCATCGGCGCCATTAAAATTAGTTAAATAGTTACTATACGTTTCTTTCTTACTAGAATCAACTATAGTATCACCGCTAACGGCACCACCAACATATTGATTAATAACAGTAGATCCTGAAGCAGTAAAGCTAGAATCTGCTATCATATCAACAAGCAATGCTTTGAATTCTTTCGTTTCTTTAACTTCTTGTATTGACGGATCTTTCTCACCAAACATTGATTTAAACCACCCAGGACCCATTTCCTCCTTCATTCTATCAGCGAGAACAGTTTCCATAATTTCCACCCCGACGTTCTGCCCAGTAAGATCTTTACGCATAGCAGTTGTCTCAGCTTCTAATATTTTGATCTTCTTCTCATTCCTAGCCTTTTCAGCAGCCTTCTCTTCTAAAGTTGTATTACGCATGTAACCAGTCCCTTGGCCAGTAGACTCATAAACCTGTTCCGTCAAGTTATTATTCTTATCCTTTAGTTTCGCAATTGTTGCCTCATTCTTATCAGCGTTAGCTTCCATATCAATTGCTAACGCAGCAACGGCCGCGTCTCTTGCAAGTTGTAGCTCTTCTAAAGTACCGAATTCTTCTTCAAGCGCATCAGCTAACTTATCAGCGGTCATTGATCCTGTTAATTCTTCAAGCATATTAGCTCGTAGCTGAATCGTTTCGTCAATCTTGGCAAGATTTGCTCGGCTTGCTATAACCTCCTGACCACCAGTAACATCGTTCATTCTTTTAATTGCACCTAACGCAGCAGCACCAGTTCCAATAACGAGACCTGCCACTGCGCCAATCAGCGCGCCTTTAGGTCCAAACATCAATCCAATAGATGCGCCTTGCGCAGCGTTACCTAATATGTCTAAACCAGTAGAAGAACTAAAGAATTTAGGATCTGCTTTTGCATTCTTAATATCTTGTTCTGTCATTCCAAATACGCTTTTCTTTATAGCGTTTTTAACCATAGGCAGCGCAGCAGTTATTGCCATAAACAATAACGATGCACCAATTGGGCCAAGCTTCATTCCTTTAGCCATACCACCAGCAGCTGCAGGCAATCCTTCTACAGCAACTTTTGCCATACCCATTTTTGCTAAAGCACCACCAATTCCTGCGCCAATAAGATTTGGTAATATAGCTCCAACACCTAGCGCAGCAATAGCAGCAAGGCCAATGCCGATCTGCGTCCATGGGGCTTCTG